CTTATTATCTACATGGAGGTAATTCTAGATTTTGGAGATATGTTTATTCTCTTATTCAAATTAGCAAATGTGGTTTAGATATAAAATGTTATACTAGTTCTTCTTTATCTCCAATATTAATAGATAAATTCTCTGAATATAATATTACTAATATAGAAGTAATAGTTAAAGAATTAAATGATACTAAACATAATAAGAGAGCTCTTGAAATAAGAGAAAAGCATTTAGATAAGTTTAAATGTTATTATGAGCTAGGTCAGTTTAAAATGTATTTTATAAAGGAAAATTACTTACCTGAATATGATTACATTTATTGGATAGATGCTGGTTTATCACATAGAGGATTATACCCAGATAAATATAATACATTTATATCATTAGCAGATGGCTTTGCAGAGTGTGAATATCAGTATACTTATGATAAGATATATAATGAAGAATTATTTAATAAAATTAATAAGTGGGTTGGAGATAAGTTATTAGATATAAGAAATACTTCTCAATATCATAGTAATAAGATTATGAATGAAGTATTTGGTAATCATCATTTTTATAAGTCTAATGCTATAGGAGGATTGTTTGGAGGATATAAAGATAAGATAGAGCATCTAATTAGAGAGTTTGAAGTTAATTCTGAGAAATGTTTAACCAAAGAACATCTATTAGATCATGAAGCTATATTAACTCCAATAGCTATTAATAATCCAGAATGGTTTAAAACGTTTACATTTGATACTTGGTATCATGAAGATACAGATCAGGATTGGGTAACAGATGAATTCTTTAATGATAATGTTAGCTTTTATAAATTTTTTGAAACAATAAACAAATAGAGATATGAATAGATTATGGAGATTATGGGCTCAAGCTTTAGGAGAGAAGACAGGACAAAATGATAGAGAAGCAGATGCAGTAGCAAGATTTAGAACAATATTAATATTACAAGCTGTTATTACTAACGTGCTAATATCAATTAATATATTACTTACATGGCTGAAGTAATACAAAAACAAATACTATCTGAAGAACAATGCATTGACATTTTAGATAATGCTACTGGTAGTTGGGAGAGTAGTAAGGTAGGTCCTCTTAATTATGAATCGAAAGAAAGAATATCATCTGAACAAACTTCAATATATGATTATGGTAAGTTACATGAGCTCAAAGAGCAATTTGGAATACAAGAGCTTCCTATGCATTATAAGTTAGTTAGATATGAAAAAGGAGATGTATTTAAAAAGCATAGAGATAATGGAGTAGGGTATAGTGATAGATATAAAACGTTAATAATACAACTTAGTAACTCAGAAGACTATAAAGGAGGAGACTTATTAATTTATAATGATATAAAAGAAAATGAATCTTATATAAGAGCTAATAGAGATATAGGTACTTGTATAATGTTTGCGTCTAATATATCTCATGAGGTTACTCCTATAGAAGAAGGAATAAGATATAGTTTAGTGATATGGCTTAGTAGAGATGAAATGGGGGATGAGCGCTCTATGCTGTAGGGGGAGTGAGGGGGCGTTTCTCTCTCTCCACCGAAGGTGCCACGCGCAAAATTGATGAATAGTCCTACCTTATCCTACTATCTTACCTCTATAAAGGACAATTAAATCAAAGTACTTATCGTGTCTCTGAGGTATGGATGACTGAGGCTACTACTCGATATCAAACAATATAAGATAGTATAGTAGACATTGTATATGAAAGGGAGATAAAGGGCTATAGAGTACTATATCACTTAACGTTTATTAAATAAGATATAAGTATATATTAATATAAAGATATACACATATAAACATATAAAAATATATAGGTTGTATATAAGATAGACGTATTAGCGTATGAAAAGATAAGGTATTTAATCAGGCCTGCCTACCTCCCTCTTACTTTTTTTCTATATAGCACAAAAAAAACCTATAAAATAGTTGGATCTTAACAGAAAAGTTCGTATATTTAAGTAGAAATAAAGGTTATATACTCATGGATAATGATAAACTATATCAGGATCTTATGCCGATCTTGCTTAATCTAGAAGGAATGTATGATGATAGGCCTAGTAATAGGCTTATGGATAGTATAGATAGACTAAAGGATATCGTATATAGAGTACATAACATTCCAGAATACTATAATAAATAAATAATATATATGAGAGAATGGTATGAGTTTAATAGAGATGCTATCAAGGCCTTTATAGAGAAGCCTATAGAGTCTATAGTAGGATTAGTCTTTCTTATGGCCGTCTTTGGCCTTCTATATATGGCTCTATGGATTGGATGTCCTTGCTAGGTCAAACTGACTGCCACTAGACATCACCCTTATATAACACTGACAGTATAGTTCCCTTAGAGGTACGTTATGATCGTGCTCTGCCCCTACCTAGAAATATCTCTCTGCTAACTTTTAGAGTATAGAGTATATATATTTATATATTATCGTAATAATAAGTATTATAGTAGCAAATATGAAGCCTCTTATAAGACTCTTTAGTATTCTATCTTTCATTATTAATCAAGTCATATAAACCCCACATCAAGAAACCAAAGAATACAGTAACTATTATACCTTCTTCTAATACAGTAAAATCGAGGTCTAATTCTAAATAAGGTATCATTCTTGGTATCATCCTATTAGATTATTAGTTGGATATACAATATTCATAATCTTTTTATCTATAGATTTAATCTTATCCCTATATAAAGCACATAATCTATAGTTTTCATCTTCTAAGGCTAGTTCTAATTTATTAGACCATTGGTCTTTTTCTTCTAATAAACTATCTACCATCTTATTTCTGCCCATTATCGTATCCTTTATAGTACTGATGACTCTATGGGTTGTTTTCGATCTAACTATTTACCCAGTTTTCACTAAATATACGAAAATTTTTTTTGCAAAAATTCTCTATATAGGGTTATTTCCATCTAAATGATATGCAGAATAAGAACAAGTATATATTTAACTCGTGGAGATAATCTTCTTCTACCTCATATGGTGCGAAATATTGTATTCCAAATAAGAACCCGTGGCCTAGAGCTATTATTTTTATATCTTCGAACATATTGTTATCAGTATATATTATAATATAAGAAAAATCTTTTAGAAATGCAACTATTTATTAAAAAGATATAGATATAGAATGAAGAAGTTAAATAAGAGTATCTTTGATATATTTAATAAAGAAGATAAAGAGGTATATAAAGAGCATGATGTCGTAATCAAGTTCAATAACGCTTCTTATGTATTAGGAGATTTTATCAAAGCTTTCGAAAACTATTACATTCTTAATCAAATTCAACAAGAACAATACGGCTCTCAGTACCTCCAGGTAAAATCGAAGATTAAACACAAATACTTCGTTAAACTCGTCAATAGCCTTAAAAAGATCGATCTTAATGAAACGCCCAGTATAGAGAAGTACGCTAAAGAACACGATTATACTAAATTACTTAATATGCTAGATGGCCTTAGAGGCTATTTCGAGAATAGAGAGGAATACGAAAGATGTGCCGTTATAAAGAAATATATAGATGCATGCCTATTATCTGAAGGCCCATTGCATACTTTAGAGTTATCTGATTATGATATACAAAGACTATTTGATAAGTTATAAAATTTTTCGGTGCAACTTTGCGCGCTTTTGCGCGGCGAGCTACGCTGTTAATAAACCCCCTAAACTCCCCCATTTGTTATGACCAAAGATTTTAACGTTATATGCTCTATAGGCTGTTCTTTTTTCCATTCTGCTGTAGAAGGAGAAGAAAAAGGAAGAACTAATTATGCTCCTGAACATGAAAAACATTATAAAAAAGGACTATTAGGTAGTGATGATTTAGAAGCTACGCAATATAGAGATACTACCTTTGAAAAGCTTGTTGCATCTAAATGCGGTGCTGAATCAGTTAATTTATCAGTAAGAGGAGCTAGTAATAGTAGTATCTTTAGAAAGGCAATGCATTGGTTAGAGTCCTCTTCTGATACTCATGGTCATTATGATAGGGTGTTAGTAATAGGTTTAACTGAATTATTAAGAGAGTCTAGATATAATGTAGAAACTAAACTATGGCATGATATACATATATCTGATATGATGTGGAGCGACCAGTGTGATTATTTATCCGATCATAAAGAAGGCGGTCTAGAGTGGTACAGAAAAGATAGGTTTCCTTATATAGAAAAAGAATGGTGGGATAAGTACTGGAAAACTCAAGTAAAGTACTTTTCTGAGATAGATATATTAGAGCAAGACCTACTACATCAGATAGAGCTTCTTTCCTGTTATTGTGAGCAGAATAAGGTACAATTAGTGTTTGTAAACAATCTAGTTGATTGGGTTTCTTTTGAAGTTTATAGTAAGTACAGAAGTGCTAATGATTTAGGTAAAATGACTGAAAGGTTCAAGGGTGAAATAAGACATAGAAATTTACTTATGTTTCCTAATGGTTCTTGTAGTTTAAGGAGATTTCTTACTAGTACAAATACTGGATATAGAGGAGAACATCCTAATTCTGGTGATCATTTAGAGTTGGCTAAGGTAGTTTATAATCATATTACTAAAAAAACTTGGTGAATTAGTTGGAATTCTGCCGGAAAGTTCGTATATTTATGTAATAAATAAAGGTTATGAGAAATATAAATTTTGACGTTTGGCTTAAAGATGAAGTAAAGGATATCTTAAAGCAGAATTATGTAGATAAATCTCTATCTACGGATGATTTTTTAAAGTTAGTATTAGAAGTAAAAAGAGAATATCAAGAATGTGACTCTCCTCAAGAGGTTGATATTGAAGATTTAGTTTATTATATATTTGAAACTTCTTCCTATAAGGATAAGATGTATGTTATATACCCAGATGAGCATAAATATAGTGAGAAAAATTGGTGTAGTTACTCAGGTTTAAGAAACGTAAATAGTTATAGGTAATGATAGATAAATGGAATAGTAATGATACGGGTTGTTTTTTAAGAATAATTAAGTTTATTAGTGAGCTTATACTCTATGTAATCTTATTTTTCTTAGTAATGTTTATATTTAGTTGTTCTCCAGAAGAGGATAACTTATATTTATCTTTAGATCCAGAAGCTACTATGGTATTTCCTTCCGAACAGGACGAAAATGGTTACTATCATATTGATCTAGATTGGAATCAGGAGTATTATCCGTATTTCTCAGTAGATGTTGTAGCAGATAAAATAGAAAATAGTATAGTTAGTGCTAGATTTGATACAGATACCTATTGGGTACTTGGAGATTCGATAGCTTTTAGTATTCCTTTGTATAGTCCTTATAATGGATTAGAAAATTATCAAGGTACTCCTATACCAGTTAGAGATACTATTATATATTTGAATCAATTTCAAGGAACTATTCTTCCTATCGTACAGAATGATACTAGAATATATTTTAATGAAAACGATAATAACTATACAAGTAGAAGAGTAGTAGGTCCTTTCCCTCCAGAACTAGTAGGTGATACTATTTCACTTTATATGAAAGTTATGTGGGAATTTGACAATACTTTTATAGAGAAAGAAGGGTATATAGAAAAATTTATTGTAGAATAGTTGCCATTCTGCAAAAAAAACACTAACTTCTATAATATATAAGATTTATATAAAGAATATATAGAAAAGATTATATGAAATTATATATAAAATATAAAGAAATAGAAATTAGTTACACAAAAAAAGGATAATTGTATTCGATTAGTTGGAAGTTTAATTTTTTATTCGTAATTTATAATATATGAGCTTAACAGCAGAACAAATTCAAAAAAATTGGGATCTACATTTAAAGATAGTAGATAAGTATATAGGAGATCGAAAGAATGACGTAAATATCATGCTTGAGGATCTTGCCGATACCTATGTGATGGCACCTGCAAGTGGAAAAACTTGGTATCATAATGCATTTCCAGGAGGATATGTAGATCACGTTAATAGAGTAGTTCAGTATGCCGTTAAACAATCCAGACTTTACGAGGAAATGGGAGGTACTATCGATTTTACTATGGAAGAACTTGTATTTGCAGGACTATTTCATGATTTAGGTAAAATAGGTACTAAAGATCAAGCATCTTACCTACCTCAGACCGATAAATGGAGACAAGATAAGCTTCAAGAAATGTATACCCCTAATGGAGACTTGACTTTTATGCTAGTCCCAGATAGATCTTTGTTTACATTACAGGAATATGGTATCAAAACTACAGAAAAAGAGTATTTGGCTATAAAATGCCATGATGGAGTATTTTCAGACGGTAATAAACCATATTTCTTTAGTAATAACCCTAATTCTAGAATGAAAACTTCGATAGTTAACGTGCTACATTGCGCAGACTTCCTTGCTTCTAAGGTAGAATATGATAAATGGTTAGCTAGCAAGGGAAATACAGCTCCAAAAGTTAAAAAAACTAGTAGTTCGACAGGAAAAAGAGTAAATTCTTCGGAAGGACTATTAAAAACATTAAAAAAACTATAATTATGGCAGATCCTATAGTAATTTATTGTGCCTTAGGCTTAGTAATAGCGATTTCAGGATTTTTCATAAGAAATCTGTTAGTTAGAGTGGAAAAATATGAAGATGCAGTTGAAGAACAAGCAGAATTCATTGCAGGACTATCAGATACAATTAAACAATCACAAGCCCACTTAAAAGAACTCGATTCTAAAGGAGCATTCCAATCAGATGACGAGACCGGTTACTTTTTTAATCAATTAAAACTTGTACAAGAAGAACTTGATAAGTTCCAAGTAACCGAAACCTATGGGCAGAGCAAAAAGCAAAGCTAATTACTTTACTAAAGAGACCGAAGAATATATTGTTAAGTATAACGAAAGTACTGACCCTGATTATCGAGCAAAAATATTTACCGATCACATTTATTACCCCTTTTACAAGCTTGCAGAGAACATAATACATACATTTAAGTTCTACTACACAGACGTTCCAGATATTGAAGACTTAAAACACGTAATAGTTACTGTTTTATTAGAAGAAAAGATAATGAAGTTTGATCCAACCTATGGAGCTAAAGCTTATTCTTATTTTGGTACTATAGTAAAGAGGTGGTTAATAAACTATAATAATAAAAATTATAAAAAACTACTACAACACGGAGATTTTAAAGACTTAGAACATAATGTAGACGATACAGATAGAATTTATGGTAAAACTCAAGATCCGTATCATGAAGATGCATTAACACTAGGGCAGTTTATAGATTTATTTGTAGATAAGACTTATGAAAAGATAGATAAGTTATTTTCAAAAGAAAGTGAGCTAAAGGTAGCAGATGCAGTCCTTACTATATTTAAAACTAGAAACGATATAGGTATATTTAAGAAAAAAGCTCTTTATATATACATTAGAGAAATGACAGACTGTGAGACTCCTCATCTAACCAGAGTAATTTCTAAGTTAAAAATAGAATTTTACGAGCTATATCAGCAATACGAAGAGCAAGGTCTTATTATTCATAATATAAATTACGTTAAATAGTCTATTTATAATAAAAAAACTATGGCCTTAGATAAAACCATATTTAAAGATAAGACTTTATCTGATTTATTAGAAGAGATACATAATAACTCTAGCAGTACTCGAAATCAAGTGAGCTCTTTAATAGGAGAACTTAAACCTTTGATAGAGAATATAGGAGATGCTACTTTAGTAGTACCTATGATTAAAGAGTATATGGAAATAGGAGTAAAAAACGATGAGCACCTTATTAAAATGGCAGCTATAATACAGAGAATAGAATCAGCTGCTAATAAAGGTGACGGAGCAGACTTCTTCGATCCTTCTGAACTAGCTGATTTACTAGAAGCTTCGGAGTTAACTGAAGTAGAAGATAAAGCTAAACCAGAAGAAGAAGAAAATAATGAGTAATAATCCATTTTATCCTACATCACCTAGCAAAGTCCAAATAGACTCTCCACCAGGAATAGTACCTGCAAGAGTAATGGATGTGATATTAGACGAAAGACATCCATCTTTTACAGGATATAGTGATATAGGAGCTATTAGATATAGGATATTAGGAGATTCGGGTTTACAAAACAGAGTAGATAAGCTAGGCAAAGCATATCCTAAAAGCAGAAACTTTATTACATTTCCTTTATTAGAAGAAATAGTATATATCTGTATAGGACCTATATCTCAAGAACAGGTAGATAGCTCAGATACATCTAAAACATACTACGAAACACCTTTATCAGTATGGAATCACCCTCACTGGAACCCTCATCCCGACTCTAATGTATCTGAATACCCAAAAGCAGAAGAAAATAACAATTTTATAGACTCAGCCGTATTAGCACCACTGCTACCATTTCCAGGAGATACCCTTATTGAATCAAGATTTGGTTCTTCTATTAGATTTACAGGAGCTAAATCACCTAATAATCCATATATTATAGAAAGAACTAGTGGAGAAGATATAGAAGAGAGCAATAATATGAAAGCTCTTACTATAATAAGGAATGGACAAAAAGAAACCGGAGATGGATATACCCCAATATTAGAAGATATAAATGAGGACGCAACATCCATTTACTTAACTGAAGCACATGCTCTACCTATATCAGCATCTTCAGAAGATAACTTAAGTTTTATAGGAGCATCTTTTATTGATAGCGATCAAGAGGATCCTGAAAACAGATTAGTAGTACCGCCAGCTGAATTAAATATATATTCTGGATCTCAAGCAGTTATTAACTCAGATAGAATAGTTCTTAACTCTAAAGAAGACTCAGTACTTATATCAGGTAATGAAGCAGTAGGTATATCTGGCAATTCAGTAAATATAGATGGAAGAGGAGAAAGTAATAAAGTAGTTATTAGTGCACAAAAAATATATATTGGTATAAACGCATTAAGGCTACGTAATGCTACTAAAGGTTCTTCTCAAGCAAAAATTGCTGAACCTGCTATATTAGGAAGAACGATGGTTTCATTACAAAAAGATTTAATAGCTGCCCTGTATCTGTTAGTTGATTCAATGGCTCAACCTCATTTACCATCATCATGGATACCTAAACAAATATCAGCAGCAAATACTATCAAAGCTGAATTAGAAAGATTAGAAAACGATCAAGAAACAGCTTTATCAGAAAATATTTTCTTAGAACCTAACCTACGTAATAGAAGAGTATAATGTCAGAAGGAGGATTACAATCAACAGAAGCACCAGTAACTATATCTTCACAACCAGATGATTCTGGGCAGGCTAAGACTAGTCTCAAAGAAAAGATAGGAGTAGCTATAGGTAAAGCTAAGGGTAATATAGTAGCTAAATTTAAAGAATCTAAACAGGTTCTACTTAATAAAATGAAAGCAGTTATACTCCAGGTTGCAACAGGGGCAATAGCTGAAAAAGTAGCACCCTCTCTTTGTGAAAGAATGGACTCAATAAATTCTTTACAAGATAGATTAAATGAGTTTGCAAGTAAAATAACCGATACTGTAAACAAATTACTTGGTACAGCTGAACGACTTTTAGGACCTATTTCTAGACTACTAAACATAGTGAATGTAATATTAAATATTCCTATACCTCAATCAGTTCCTCCTGGTATTGGTATACCTGTAAGTGTTACAACTTTACTTAGTAATATAAGAGCTAAAGTAAATAAGTTAGTAGAAAGAATTACTAGAATAGTACAAGCCATTAGAACACTAGTAGCTTCACTTCAAGCAGCACTAGCACCAGCTATGTCTGTTCTAGATAAAATAAACGAGGTATGTGCTTTTGCAGGAGCTTACTGTGAAGTACTTAATGGGATAGATCCTAATGATGAGATAGATCCTGAATTAGAAGATTTATTAAATGAATTAGAAGATACTTTAGCCAATGCATTAGGATTAATACAAAGCGAACTAGACGGAGGAAGCTCAGATGGATTCGATGATGCTATGAACGACATCCTTGATATATTTGACGAAATGGGTCAAGCAGACCTCATACCAGAAGGTATCAAAAGTAGACTAAGAAGAAGAGCTATAGAGGGAGATTTCGATAACAGTACTAACCCAGATGTAGATGGCGGCAGCGGAGAAGACGGCTTAATAGGCCCTGATGGATTACCGCTTAATACAATTGAAGCAACAGGAGTAACAGGATTACCTCCTAACTCAGAATTATTTACAGCCATTGATGGTAACGTATATTTATTAAGAGTACAAGATGATCCTTTATCTCCTCTTATAGCACCAAGAAGATTTGGAACTGCACAACTGTGGAATGATGGGGACCCAAGTGCAGTAGTATTAACATCCCCTGAAACTTTTACACCAAAACCTAGAATAATACTAGATGATATTAAAGTAAGATTAAATACTCAGCTAGCATTATTGTAATAAAGGATATTTATAATTATGAAACTAGATAGTTTACGAAAAATAATAAGAGAAGAAGTCAGATCAGCCGTCCAGGACGAGTTGAAAGACATTTTAAATGAAGCAGTTAAATTTGCTAGTAAACCAGAAACAAGCGGTTATACAAAAGCAAATACGAAAACCAGAAAATGGTCAGTAGATCCTAAATTAAACGAAGAGAGTAAAAAGAGTTTAACTCCAATAACGGAAATGTTAAATCAAACTCAAAATAACATGACTAGCGAAGACTACAAAACTATAATGAATGCTAATTCTTCTATGGTTAATGCACCTTCTATGGCTAGCACAGTAGCATCAGGAATGGGCATGAGTGGAGGACCTGAACCAGGATTAGATATTAGTAATTTAGATTTTGTTAAAAAAGCTAAAAGTGTACTAGATTTAGCAAATAAAAAAAGTAAAGGACAATTAACATAATATGGCATTTGAAGTAAAAAGAATTAATCCATTAGATAGACAGCCTAGAAAAGCTGTAGGTATCTCTTTACCGTTTAGTGGTCAAGCTGTGTTTAATTCTACATATACTACAAAAGATGCTATAAAAAATAATATAATTAACTTTTTTTTAACTGGTAGAGGAGAAAGATTCTTTAGCCCCGGATTAGGTACAGGCTTGAGAAACCTTTTATTTGATAATATAACTGAAGAAAAAATAGAACAAATAGATCAAGAAGTAAAATCTTCGTTAAGAAACTACTTCCCAGCAGTTATTCCTAAAGAAATTGAAACAACAGCAGATCCTGACAATAACACAGTAAATTTTAGTATGAGGTACCAAATAGCAGAAACCGGAATAGAAGATTTTCTGAATATAAATTTTGAACAATAATGGCAAAGACTAAAGATATAAAGTACGTAAACAGGAATTTTGCTGATTTTAAAAATCAATTAGTAGAATTTGCTAAAAACTACTACCCTGATTCGTATAACGATTTTTCTCCTACCTCTCCAGGTATGATGTTTATAGAGATGGCATCGTATGTTGGTGATGTTTTATCTTTTTATCAAGATATACAGCTACAAGAAACATTTATACAGCATGCAAAAAATCCTGAAAATTTATATTCATTAGCATATATGTTAGGATATAGACCAAAAGTTACTACTGTATCAGAAGTTGAAATAGAAATATCTCAACAAGTTGCAGCTTTAGCTTCAGGAGATAATTATCAACCTAATTTTAATCAAGCTATTCTAATAAGCGAAGACGCAGAACTAACCGCTAATGTATCGGGCCAACCAAACTTTATAATTGATAAATCAGTAGACTTTTCTTTCTCAAGTTCATTAGATCCAACTGATATAACAGTACACTCAGTAGAGTCAGGCAATCCGGCTCAATATACTTTAAAAAAGAAAGCAAAAGCATTTTCAGGAGAAGTACTTACAACAACGGTAGCTATTGGAAATGCAGAAAAATTTAAAACTATTACAGTAGACGACAGTAATATAGTTGGAATACTATCAGTAACTGATTCTAATAGTAACGTGTACTACGAAGTACCTTACCTAGGACAAGAAACTATATTTGACGATGAAGCTAATACCGATTCAGATAGTGATAAAGTTTCACATAAATTAGTATTAAGAAAAGTACCTAGAAGATTTGTTACTAGATTTAACTCTCAAGGTAATTTACAGCTACAGTTTGGAGCAGGAGTAAGTCCTTCGGAAGATGTATCTATAACTCCTAATCCTAATAACGTAGGTGTAGGTAATGCAGAAGGTATAAGTAGAATGGATCATTCATACGATCCTTCAAACTTTTTATTTACAGGTACTTATGGGTTAGCTCCATCAAATACTACTTTAACTATAAAATATTTAAAAGGAGGAGGTATAGTTGCTAACGTACCTGCTAATACGATAACTACTACTAAAGCAGTAACTACTAGTGCAACTGACGATACATATGTCTCTACTCTATCCTTTACTAACCCTCTAGCAGCTACTGGAGGTAAAGACGGAGATAGTACTCAAGAAATAAGAGAAAATGCCATGAGAGCATTTGGAGAGCAAGGAAGAGCAGTAACCTTACAGGATTATAGCGTTAGAGCAAACTCATTACCTGCTAGATTTGGTACTGTAGCTAAAACATTTATAACACAAGATGAAGCTACTCAAGACGAAGCAACTGTTTCTTTAGTTAATAATAATCCATTTGCATTATCAATGTATGTACTAGCATACGATAATAATGGTAAGCTAATATCAGCTACTAAAAACTTAAAACAAAACCTTAAGAAATATCTATCTCAGTATATGTTAATAACTGATTCGGTAAATATAAAAGATGCATTTGTAGTGAATGTAGGTATAAACTTTGAAGTATTAGCTTTACCTAATCATACAGGGAGACAGGTACTACTTAATTGTACTAATGCTATAAAATCATATATGGCAATAGAAAATAGAAATATTAACCAACCTATAAACTTATCTAAACTTACAACACTATTAGATAAAGTAAAAGGAGTACAGACAGTACAGAAAATAGAAGTAGTTAATAAAGTTGGAGGCGTATATTCTAAATACGAATATGACGTTAAATCAGCCTTAAGAAACAACATAATATATCCTTCTTATGATCCTTGTATATTTGAAATAAAGTATCCTAATTCGGACATAAAAGGTAGAATAATAACAGTATAAGATGGCAATATTTAGACTATACCCAGAAAAAGACACCTTTATAAGCTCTGAACGTTCAGGTTCAAATGCTGGTAGAGACGAAATAGCTGAGCTTGGCGGATTTCCAGTAAATCAAGAAGGTAAAGCATCTAGAATATTGACACAATATAGTCTATCTGAAATACAAAGTACCCTTAACGGTAAAGTAACAGGTGGATTCTCAGCAAGTCTTAACTATTTTCTTGCTGATGCAACAGAATTAAAAGATAATATTAGTATAGAATCTTTTCCAATAGCTGTATCTTGGGATAACGGTTTAGGTAAATATTACGACGATCCTGTTAATAACTCCGGCTGTACATGGAAACACAGATCTGAAGGAGCTACTAATGCCTGGACGGTAAGTTCTTACCCTAGCTTTACAACAGGTTCTTTTTCAGGAAGTAACACAGGAGCTGCAGCAGGTGGTGGTCACTGGTATACAGGTTCAAATGGATTAGACTTACACACTACACAAAGTTACCCTCTATATAGCGACTTAGATATGTCGATAGATGTAACGAACGCTGTAAAGCTTATACACTCAGAGTCTATAGACAACTACGGTTTTATAGTTAAATTAGCTGATGAATACGAGTTCGAAACTACTTCATCTATTAAACTTAGATACTTTAGCAGAGACACGAATACTATTTATTCTCCTTATTTAGAAATAGCATGGGATGATTCATCTTATGATACCGGATCATTATCTGTCTTAAGCACAGATGTTGCAACTATAGGAATAAAAAATAATAGAGGTACATATAAAAATGTTAGCAAACAAAGATTTAGACTAACAGCTAAGCAAAAGTACCCTACTAGAACGTTTACTACAGCTTCTATCTATAACACTAATCTAGCCCTACCAGAAAATTCTTATTATGGAATTAAAGACGATTTTACAGATGAAATGGTAGTAGATTTTAATAGTACGCATACTAAGATTAGTTGTGACAGTAATGGAAGTTATTTTGATTTATATATGGATACTTTACAACCTCAAAGATACTATAAAATTTTAGTAAGTTCATCTTTAGACGGCAGTGAAGTGATTATAGATAATGATAATATTTTTAAAGTAACTCAAAATGGCTGAAATTAATATACAAAAAACAGTTTTTAACAGAACTGAATTCGAAAGAGTAGTAGATAGGAACTTTAAAACATTTGTTCCTCCGGTAGAACTAGTTGATACTGATACTGTAGCAGAATTATTTAGGTTGTATAATAAACTTTATTTAGAGATACCATTAAGAAACTCTAACTCTTCTCATGAATACTTAATCAGAAGAAGTTCAGAACTTGTAGATCTTGATGAAACAGATGACCAATTACAGCCACTTTTAGATGAAATTGCTAACCTTAGAGCTCAATTAGTAGATGCTAATGAAGATGTGTTAAGACTTGAGCTAGAGAAGGCAAACAGTTTCCAATCAACTAATAATACAACCGGCTAATAAAAGGTAAATGGCTAAAATAGAGTATAATGTAGTTTCACTATTCCCTGAACAAGTAACAGGTATAGACTTATATGATGAAAATGATATAAGACTTGTTGGTGACTTTACCCTAGCTAATACATTCAAAACAGGGATGCATAACATGGAAGTCCATGCTTATGATCTTACTGGTATACTCTTAAAATCTTCTTATAATTACAAAGGATATTCTTTCTTAGCTACAGCTGCAGGAGCAGGTAAATCAGGAGAATCGAGATTAGAAATAGACCCAGTACAAGACGCTATTGAACTAGGATATAATTCAGGTGATGTCAGACTTGTATATAATTTTGTAAATAACCTTTACAGTAAAAGAACTAATCAACCTAGATTTTATATAGAAACTATCTCTAAAGATAGAATGGAGTTAAGATTATTAACGCCTGAATTAACAGATGGGTTTATATCTAGAGTAACTAATAATATAGAAGCAGCAATAAACAGTGAATCTTACTTCAGTGATTTTAGATTAAACTTTTTAGAAAATAAACTTGCAATAGGAGTAAACATAAGCTCTCAACAATATAAAGGACAGACAGCAGTACTAGTAAGATTATACGAACCATTACCTAAAAGTATAAAAAGAAAAGATTTATTAACTATTGTTGATATAGTTAGTGATAGTCAAGCATTCGAAATAACAGCTGAAACTATAGTTGACCCTGAAGTATTTGAAAGTTTAGCAGGACCTAATTATCAAGTAGATGCTGATGATGAGCAAGGAACTCCTAGTCCGTATTATAGCTTTAACGAACTATTTAGTTACCCTGTAAGCAGCTCTTATTATGAGTTAATGTCGTTAGCTAATGAAAGCGGATCAGCTATAAGTATAGATCACGAAGACTATAGTAACTTTGTACACTTTGGATCAGCTGAAGAAAGATTAAGAAACTTCAAGTATAAACTTCAATTAGTAGAAGGTTATAGCGGTAGTATAGCAACACTCAAAGCTCAAGGAAGTAATAACGCAGACGTTACCGGAAGTATAGAATATTACGAAGGACTAATATCAGGAGTAGTAGATAATTTTGATCACTATGATAGGTTTTTATATTATGAAAGCGGAAGTTATTCGTGGCCTAAATCTAATACTTCAAGACCGTATATACTAATGTCGAGCAGTAATGCTGCAACTACTACTTGGTTTAATGATAATATTTCATCTGCTTCTAACTACGATGTAAGTAATTTTAATGCACTAACTAATGCTATACCTGCATTTATAAGAGAAGATGCTGATAATAATGAAGCGCTTACATTTACATATATGTTAGGTCAACATTTTGACAATATATGGATTTACCAAAAAGCACTATCAGATAAATATGATAATGATAATAGATTAGATCATGGAATTTCTAGAGATCTAGTCGGAGAAGCATTGAAAGGTTTCGGTGTAAAACTATATTCAAGTAATGAAACTTTAGAAAATTTATTCTCTTATTTTACAGGACAGGAATACACATCAGGGAGTACTACTCACGTTACAGCATCATCCGGACCTCAGGCTTTTTTACAGCCTATGCCTAAAAAATCTTATATACAAGAGGTATACAAAAGAATTTATCACAACCTTCCTTATATAACTAAAGCTAAAGGTACTGAAAGAGGTTTAAGAGCATTAATAAACTGTTATGGAGTACCTTCTGATATATTAACTATTAATATTGATGGCGATATAGACAGAGAACAAAACGTTTATTTATCTCCGTCTGAACATATAACAGGATCATTAGATAGAGAATACACAATAACAGTTGATAACCCAGGAGCAGGAAATAGATATTATATAGACGGAGTATTACAAGAAACTCTAACTCTACTGAGAGGACATACATATACATTTAATCAATCTGATAGTACTAATAGTACTCATCCTATCCGTTTATCGACAACTTCTGATGGTGAACACAACTCAGGAGATCAATATACTAACGGATGGTCAGATAATGGAGGAACCCTAGGTACAGATTTAAAATATACTTTATTAGTCTCTCAAACAGCTCCTGATACTCTATATTACTATTGTGGTAATCACCCTAATATGGGCGGCAGCATAGATATAGAAGATAAAGCACTAACTTCTTTAGATAGGGTTACAGTAGACGTAACTGGTTCTTTAGCTGAGGGAGATACTTTATTAGCAAATAAAACTATAAGAAGAAAAATATATAAAAGATCACCTGGTAGACATACTCTAGAAGTAGGATTTTCTCCTTCAGACAATATTAACACTCAGATACATTTTTCAGCATCAGCTGCTGGTGGTATTAATATAGATGATTATATAGGAGCACCAGATGATAGCCATAGTACATCCTATACAGGACTAAAATCATTATTAGAAGATTATACTAAAGATAATAGTAAGTATGATTTAAAAGACTTTGTATCGTTAATAAGATTTTTTGACAATACTTTATTTAAGTCCATTAAAGATTATATACCTGCAAGAGCTAATGCATCTGTAGGAGTTATTATAAAACCAAATGTATTAAATAGGAGTAAAGCAAAGTTAGTATCTGGTTCTTTCGAACAAAGAGAATACACAGGCTCTATCGAAATAGTATCTGCATCAGCAGGATCAGCAGGTATATACGATATAGGAGAAAAGTATTCTTTCAACAACACGACTGCATATAATAAATATATACCTACTAAATCAGGTTCAGCATTAAAAATTATAGATGATGAAAGTCCTACTTTTGATGGTGAGTTAAGCGGTTCATTAATTATAGCCGCCCAACAAGATATTACTAGAGATAATGTATTTAAAAAGCAATCTGGTAAAAATTTAATATTTGATATATCAGTATTTGATATGTCGTTTGACTGTAACTTTGAAGTTAGATTATTTGTACCGCCATCAGTAACACCTTCTGTTACTCCTAGCGCTACACCATCTGTTTCTGTTACACCGGTAATATCTTCGACGCCTTCTGTAACCCCATCGGTATCAGTAACACCATCTAAAACACCTAGTGTATCGGTTACACCATCTAAAACACCTAGTGTATCGGTTACACCGTCTATAACACCGTCTAAGACTCCTAGTGTATCAGTTACTCCATCTAAGACACCTAGTGTATCAGTAACACCGTCTGTAACGCCATCTGTAACACCTAGTACGACTCCTTCAGTATCCGTTACTCCATCTGTAACACCTAGTACGACTCCTTCAGTATCCGTTACTCCATCTAAGACACCTAGTGTATCTGTTACGCCATCAATTACGCCATCAGTAACTCCAAGTGTATCAGTAACACCATCTAAGACTCCAAGTGCATCGGTTACTCCTTCAGTAACTCCTTCAGTAACACCGTCGACATCAGTTACTCCTAGCGTAACGCCTTCAATAACGCCATCTAAGACGCCTTCAGTAACGCCGTCTAAGACACCTAGTGTATCTGTTACTCCTAGCGTAACACCGTCTAAGACACCTAGTAAAACACCATCAGTTACTCCAAGTAAAACTCCTAGCGCATCTGTTACTCCATCTGTAACACCGTCTAAGACTCCTAGTGTGACACCATCTACTACCCCATCGGTATCAGTAACACCATCTGTTACTCCATCTAATTCACCGATAGGTACTAGATACGCACAGACATTAGGATGGCATGCAACTTCTGATTCAGACGCTTGTTTTGCTTATGATAGTAGTCCTAGTACATGGTATACGGATAACAGTTCATTTGTAGCTTCTGGTGCTATATGGAGATTATCAAACAGTACTTCTTATCCTGCTGCTAGATACTTTAGTAATGGATCCAAAGTAAGATACTGGAATGGAACAAGCTTTACTACAACTCAATTCTGTATTATTTAATATGAAAAAGTTGGAGAATGAAAAAATATATGTTAACTTAAATATTTATAATAAAATATAATGGGCTTTTTAGGATTTCAATATAAAGTAGTAGGATTTAAAGATACCCCGACTGGGAGTACTCAAGGTGCTATCCAGGATGCAGGACCTTTTATTATATATTGTAATTCAGAAATTCAAGCAAATAAAATTTTAGGAACTAATGCAAGTGCAGAAACTGGAGGTGGTTGGGACTATACAGCATCAGCTAATGGAGAATTTGCTGACGTAGTAGACGAGTATAGTGGAACTACACTTTTAACAGGAAGTGTAACGTTAAATGGCGTTACTTATAAGAACGTATTAGGAAAAGATGATTTAAATGGAGGGGTAACCTTAACTACTGGTCAAGGAGTAAATACATTTATATTTAGAAGTGTAAATGAATGTACAAATAATTTTGATTTTATACCTCCTACTCCATCAGTATCAGTAACTCCATCAGCGACTCCATCGGTATCAGTAACGCCTTCGATATCGATTACTCCAAGTAAAACACCTAGTGTATCGATAACACCAACAAAAACACCATCAGCTACACCATCTACTACTCCATCTGTTTCTGTAACACCATCCGTTACTCCGTCAGTTACTCCTAGTGTAACTCCTAGTAAAACTCCAAGCGTATCAGTTACTCCATCAGTAACACCGTCTATTACGGTAAGTTCAACACCAGGTGTATCATCAACACCATCAACTACGCCGTCAGTAACACCTAGTAGAACACCATCAGTATCTGTAACACCGAGTAGAACACCTTCTGTTACGCCTAGTAAGACACCTAGTAAATCTGTAACACCTAGTAAAACACCATCAGTTACTCCAAGTGTATCAGTAACACCATCTAAGACTCCTAGTGCAACACCATCTGTGACAGTAACACCTTCTAGATCACCGATCGTAAGAACTAGTGTACAAATGTATAGTGGAGGTAGTTTAACAGCTGCTTGTTCTGGATATTCTTATACTACATATTATCATGATGGTTCTGGTACTAATCCTGTTCAAGGAGATAGAATATATACTTCTGCAACCGGTACTGGATATGCATCATCAGGGTATTATGCCTTAAGATTTGGAACCGGAGTTAATGATGCACTTACAATAAGTAGTTATGGATATGTATCATCAACTGATGATTGTCAAGATTTCTGTGTTGTAGCAGGAACTATGATAACTAAAGCGGACGGATCTACAACAGCAGTAGAAAACCTTACAGCAGGTGATAAAGTTTTATCTAAAAATATACCTACTTTAGTTGACTCAGATAATGCAGATACTTTAAGAGCTTGGTCTAACGCAAGTATAGATGGAACAGCATCAGAAGCTGAAGTTGTTAGTAATGTCTCATCCAACCCAGCTTATGTTTGGAACTTTAATAACGGTTTACTGAAAACAACTGGAGGACATTTACACATGGTAAAAAGAGATAGTGAATGGATAATCAAGTATGCAACTGAACTACAGCTTGGAGATAAATTTATGAATGCCGCAGGAGAAGAAGTTGAAATAACATCTATAGTAGAAGAAGAATACAATGGAAGTGTATTTAAGTTAAATATAGAAACTGATGACGTTTATTATGCAAACGGAATCTTAACACACAATATTAAGTAATGCCAATTAATCTATTAGACTTTTCGAATCAAAAACCAGCTGACGGGTCTATTAATATACTTATGTCATCTTCTAATATAGTTGGTGCTAGTTTAGTAGACTATGTTATAAAAGCAGTTTCAATTCCATTTGAAAGTGATAATGCAATTGACGTTGAAGGTGCGCTAAATCAGCTTAATGAATTAACTATATTTCAATCTTCCTCAGGACAGTTAACTCAAAGTCCATCTAGATTAGACTTTAAAGATTTAAATCTTACAAGAAAGACCGGATACTACTTTATACAGTTTGGTAGATTAGAAGCACAGGATCATAACGGTCTTCTACTCAGCGCTTCAACATATACTGATGGAGATCCTTATTTTAATAATCTTATAACAGGAAGTAATAATATTGTTGATAAAACTGTATTTTTAGAACCATTCGTAGAAGGAAGAATAGATTTAAGTGAGTATGAAGCGAATGAAAATAACGCAATAGATACTAAAAAATCTACATTTAGGTTTGTAGTAGATAGAGATAGAAGTCAATTACAACCTAATAATTTAGAACAAATAACAGCTAGTTTGGAAAATGCTACTTCGAGAAGTTTAGAAGCTTCTGTACAAGAAAGTAATTATTACTCTACTGGTTGGATAAATGGAAGATACAATGGATCTAAAATATTTGCAATTGGATCTAGTTATAACCCCGTAGGAGACTCAGCAATCACATCTAACTTTTTTGAAGACACACCAGCTATATCTTTTGTTTCTTTTCAAGGTTCTAGACATGAATTATTTGCAGACAATACTACGATAGTAGGAATTGATCCTAATGAAAGGAGTATAGAAACTTTTTATTTTAATTTTAAAGATAGTGAATCAGAAAGAATATTTTATAGCAGTTCGACTAATTCTCCTATTTTTCATATTATAAATAATTCTTCTTCTTCAGTAGGAAAACAATTTTTTACAGAATATAGTACATACCCAACATCTGGTAGTCATATTTATGATTATGATGAAAGTACAAGGAGATACGTTCGTATACCTAATCAAAAGATATTTATCTTAGAGACTGGTGAAGTATTTGGTACGAATGAAAAAGGAGCTTATGTAACCGGCTCAGGAGTATAAAAAGGTTATTTTTAATAATGAACATATTTATAATAAATTAATTAATAACAAAAATGGGATACTTAAACAACTCAGTAGTAACCGTTGATGCAATTCTGACCAAAAAAGGTAGAGAATTACTTGCACGAGGGGACGGTTCCTTTAAACTAACGCAATTTGCACTAGCAGATGACGAAATAGATTATACTTTATATAATCCTAACCATCCCTCAGGTTCTGCATACTATGGAGAAGCATTAGAAAATATGCCTCTACTAGAAGCGTTTCCAGATGAAACTCAAATAATGAAATATAAGCTAACTACTCTACCTAGAGGTACTTCAAAAATACCTGTACTAGATTTAGGTTACGCTGCAATAACATTAAAACAAGGAGCTTCTTTAGCTATTACCCCTCAAACGCTAAATTATCTTGGATCGACTAACACATTTGAAGCAAACGGATATTCAGCAACTATAGCAGATGCTAGAGTATTAGGAACTTTCGTAGGTGTAGGTGTAAACACCGAAGAAGCCGAAAGATTAAATAACACAGAAACTATAGGTACTAATATATCTAAGACTGTAATTGGAACATCACTTAACTTAACTGCTACAGCTGTTAATACATTATTTGGTACAGTTACAACTCTACAGACAACTATAACTGTAATCGGAAGAGATTCAGGAGCTAGAATTACTATACCTGTAACTATTACTAAAACTAATTAATATATAAGAGATGTCATACAAAAGATTTGATCCACAAGATGTAGTAATAAGTGCTGAATCTGTTACATCAACAGTTTTTAGTAACGGTGTTACTGAACAAACAGTCTTCATTACATCTTCAACTCAGGTAGCAGGTGCTTCAGGAGAGTATTATTATAACGTATACCAAACAGCTAGTAATGATTCTACAGCAGCAGTACAATTTTCTTTAGCTTATGCAGATGAAAAAGGTTCTGGTTCAGCTTACTTTAATACAGCAGTAACAGGTTCAACTCCTAGTGCTACTGTTTATGGTCAGTATAGATCACTAGTATTAGCAGATGAAGAAGATAGTTTTATTTTTGGAGACTATTCTGGTTCTTATTTCTATGCAATATCAATAGAAAGATCTAGATATAAAGAAAAATTATTACCGGGTACATTAGCTTTAACATTAAAATGCCCAGACAATGCAAATGAAAGAATTGTACTAACCGATAATAGTAATCAAGTAACTACAACAACATTTACGGATGCAGGAAGAGTATTTGAACTTGTAACAGGTTCTTTAGGAACTGTTGTTACTTCAGGTAACTTTAATAACAGTAGCGGATATACAAAAGATGGAACATTCGGTTCTTACGGTAAATTTTTACCAGATGTAGGTCTAATACTACTTAACGGAGCAGCATTAGATGCAACAGGTTCTGCCGGTGGTATAACACTAGGAACTACTAGAGGTAATAACGCTAACGGTGCTAACCCAGGTAAAATATTTAATGCTATAGTAGATGGAGGTTCATTTAAACTTAACGGCGAAGAGACAGTTTCTTCTAATTTAGTATTCGTAAGAGCAAGAAATGCAGAATTTAATTATTCTTCTAACCCTTCTAATACGAGTGGATCTGGAGAATTAAGGCATGACGTTATGATTAATAGTCCTCAATCGTATATTACAACTGTAGGTTTATATAATGATAACAATGACTTATTAGCAACAGCTAAACTTTCAAAACCGTTATTAAAAGATTTTACTAAAGAAGCATTAGTTAGGATAAAGCTTGATTATTAATGAATGAGTGCTTACAAAAAACTAAACAAACAAGATGTTTATGTAACATCCTATGTAGCTCATAAAAGCTACAACGCTATCTCTCAAAGTGGTGCGACAAACGGACTACAGACATATGGGATAGATACTTTTTTTGCTTATAGTAGCTCTGGAGATTATTATTTAAGTCCTTTCGATTCAGTAACAACTTTAAATAGTAATTCAAGAAATAACTTTTTAGCATTCAAAAGTATTAACCAGTTATATTATTCCAACTTTATTCACGGTGATGATAAATTACAATCTGGTTCGTTCGATAATTACATACAATCAGGATTTAGTTCTGGTTCAAGAAAAATAGGTTCAGAGGCTAGTATTATTTCTATACCAAGAGCGCATGTAGGTACTCATATAAAACCTGGCTCTTTTGTTATGCATGTATCAGGAGCAGAAGCATTTGCAGCTTATTCTGGTTCGTATATAGAAGGAGGTACAAATATAGATGCTGATGGAGATTATATAGAAGATACATATATACAAGAACCTCTTACATCTGAACTTTTAAGGACAGGTACAGGAAGAGAGTATATTGATGATGGTGAAGGTAATTTGATAATTTCAGCATCAGACGGATTAAACTTTACCAGTAGTGTAAAATTAGGAGATGTAATTTACCCTCATGGGTTAGTTCTAATAACTTCTGAAAGTTTAACAAATTTAATAAATGAGGATTTAGATATAAGCTGGAAAGCATCTCATCCTATTTATACTTATAATATACGTTGTAAAGTAAAAGACTATGAAATGAACTTTACACAAAATCCATCCTCAATAAAAAGTAGTGATGGAATTTTGAAAGACAATGTAACAGGAAGTAGTTTTAACCCTTACGTTACAACAGTAGGATTATATAATGACTCAAATGAATTATTAGCAGTTGCTAAATTAGGACAACCATTACCTAAAAGTGAAGATACTGATATGACATTTGTAATAAAATTAGATATGTAAATTAATTAATTATGCCTGAAATAAAATTAAGAGTAGTTAAAGGAAGTGCATTGACACAAACAGAAATGGATAATAATCTAAGGTTTGTATTCAATTCATCTTCTGTTAATCCTCAAACAGGTGATTTATCATTATTTACTTCTGAAAGCTCTGGAGCTGAGAAGACATTTAATGCATCACCATCGTGGACTAACTATAGCGGCTCTATAAACGGAAACAACGTTGCATCTATTACCGGCTCTTTAGTAATAACTGATTCAATAACAGCTCAAGAATTTCATACTGAGTTTGTTTCTTCGTCTATAATTCATCAATCCGGTTCAACTAAGTTTGGAGATGATTCACAAGATCTTCACCAATTCTCAGGTTCAGTTGATGTAACTGGAAGTTTAACTACTTCTGGTTCTTTTACTTTAACCAATACAGGAGCTACGTCGATGACAGTTAAAGACGGACATATTATACTAACAGAAGTTCTGGGTGCCACTTATGCTAATGATACAGCTGCAGCATCAGGAGGTATACCAGTAGGCGGTTTATATAGAAACGGAAATTTTGTACAAATAAGATTAACTTAAATAAATGTCAGTACAACCTACACATTTAACAGGATCCTTATTCGTTACTGGATCGGTATCAGCCTCATTAGGTTTTGATGGACTCAGTAATGTATTCTCAGCATCAGCACAGGTAGCACATGATAGTACTACTGGTTTTGTATCTGCTGAACATGTGGACCATTCAGGTGTAAGTATAACAGGTACTGGAGCATTAACAGGCGGAGGTACAATAGAAGCATCAAGAACTATAGCTTTAGATACCTCAGCAGCTACTTTTACTAATGGAGTAGTTGCATCATTACCAACAGGAACAGTATCAGGATCAGCTCAATTACCAACTGGTATTGTATCATCATCTGCTCAGATGGATACTTTATTTAATCTAGATGGAGTAGTATCATCATCAGCACAAGTTGCAGGATTTGGAGCTAGAATAACTAGTGGTGCAGCTGATATGGTAGATGGAGAAATTGTAATAGCAGTAGGTAAAAACGCAATTACTTCATCAGATGCATTAGCAGTAGATAGTGATGGTAATTTAGGAATAGGTACAACATCCCCAGATGTAAGATTACACATGGTTGGTGACGGTCCAGAGACCTCTCAATTTAGGATGGATCAGTACAACGACACTACTGATGCCGCAGACATAAGGATAAGAAGAGCTAGAGGTACCCAAGCATCACCATCAGATTTACAAGCAGGAGATTATATTTTTCGATTAAATGTTCAAGGTAGAGATGGAGGAACATTTAAAGAATACGCAGCTTTACAGTTTGACGTAGATGATGATCAAGATGCTTGTATCTATAGATTAAAGACAAGAGGAGACTCTGGAGGTTCATCTGTTACTAGGTACTCAATAGACGGATCAGGTCTTCATTCAATTACCGGTAGCGTAGAATTTAAAGATGTAGTACAAAATATAGGCGGAGTAAGATTTAGCGATAACATCTCAGCATCATTTGGAGATGCTAATGATCTACAAATATATCATGATGGAAGTCATAGTAGAATTAAAGATGCTGGAGTAGGACATTTAACTATAAACGCAACTGATTTTGTAGTAAATAATTCAGCTGATACTAAAAATATGATTATTGCAACCGATGGCGGTTCAGTAAATCTTTATTATGATGCTTCTCAAAAGTTTAGAACTGTAAGTGCAGGAGCAGAAGTAACAGGGCAGCTAGACGTATCAGGGTTAACAAATACAGGTACCTTCAATTCAGAAGGTAATGCAACTGTTTCAGGTAGTTTGATAGTATCATCATCGATTGGTGATAATCCTTTTGGTGTATTAGTCAAAGGAGCAGTTTCAGCATCAGGAGATGTAATAGCATTTCAGTCTTCGGATGAAAGATTAAAAGATAATATTCAACCAATAGAATCACCATTAGAAAAAATATTTAAAATAAATGGAGTTTCATTTGATTGGAATGATAAACAAGATCTTTACTCAGGTAGAGATGTCGGAGTTATAGCTCAAGAAATTGAAACTGTACTCCCAGAAATAGTGCAGACTCGAGAATCGGGTATGAAAGCAGTACGTTATGAAAAAATTGTCGCGTTATTAATTGAAGCAATAAAAGAGCAGCAGTTACAGATAGATGAGTTAAAAGCTCGTTTATAGCGACCAGGATATAATATGGAAAATATGCCAACAACACCTTCTTGGACTTACCAAGGGAGGATAATCACAGATATATCGGATATGCCAGAAGGAACCTTTGGGTTCATTTATGAAGTACGGTATAAACCTACCGATATTAGATATATAGGAAAAAAAGTACTATATTTTGAAAGAAACAAAAGGTTAGGAAAAAGAGCTTTACAAGAACTTAAAGAAGAAAGAGCTAAAAAAGGACTTAAAGGAAGAACACCTCTTAAACAGAAAATAATAACTGAATCAGATTGGAAAACTTATTTTGGATCTCAAAAAGAAATATTAGAGCTTTCTAAAAAAGATGGAGCAGGAGAAAATTGGGAAAAGAGAATATTAGAGTTTGTTCCTAATAAAAAACTATTAACATACTTTGAAACTAAACACTTAATGATAAATGGAGTATTAGAAGATAAATACTCAGCTCATATAAATGATAATATATTAGGTAAGTTTTATCGTAAAGATTTTATATAGTATGGCTGGTATACCATGTCCATCTTGTAAACAACCTTTAGGGTTAACTTTAGAGTTTATAATGAAGCATCCCAAAATGCAATGTCCACATTGTAATACAATAATGAACTTTGAAGTTAGTGAAGAAATAAAACTTAAAATGGAAAAAGGGTTACGAGAAATAGAACAAATTAAAAAAAAGTATTCTAAAATAGCCAAGTTTACTTAACTCAATTATATTTATAAATGTTATGCAGAATTGTTATTAATCCTGTATGGCACTTAATCCAAATAATAAATTTATAAATTTTTAAAACCATGGCAGGAATCGCAAATCAATTCGTAGGTTTACCGATTGAAGACTTAATTGTATCTCCAATAATTGGAATGGCAAAAGGACAAGCTAAGTTAAATGAAGTAACCTGGAATTACATCAACGAAGTTGCATTCGTTAAAAACAAAGACGGAGCAACAGAAGCTCGTTCATTAGATGTAGAAATGAACAGAGTAGCTACTGATGGTGATACTGGACAGCAAACTTTACAAAAAGTATATAGTAAAATACCTATGCTGCCTTTAGTACCACTACCTTCATTAGCAATAACCGGAGCTGATATTAACTTTACAATGGAAGTTAAATCATCCACAGAATCAAAATCATCAACAGATGCTTCAGTTGAAAGCACAGTTTCAGGAGGATATAAAGGATGGGGCTTCCATGCTAACTTCTCAGTAACTGGTAAAGTAGCAACTCATAAAGAGAATACTAGAAAAACTGATAATTCAGCTAAGTACGACGTATCTGTAAAAGCTACACAATTGCCAGCAACAGAAGGAATGTTAAAATTATCTGATTACTTACAAGAGATGATGGAACCTTCTTTAATTCCTTTATCTAAAAATACTAACTAAGATAGTAGGATATTAGAATAATTTTTCGTATATTGTATATACGGTAAAAAGTGTTATATGGCAAAATTAAATATTGAGGAACTAGTAAGCGGTCTTCTTGAGGCCGCTCTAGTAGCTCAAAACATAAGTGAGAGACAACATATTAATTCTCTTAGAAACTATTTTGACAATAAAGGTAATCCAAAAACAACTACTTTAAAAGTAGGAGAAAAAGACATAACAGTTCCTTTATATATTTTAGCAGACCATTCTTCTATAGGTCTTGATAAATTAGAAATAGACTTTGATGCTAGATTAGTATTCGGTGATGATGATACAGCAGTATCTAAATTAAAAAAATCATTATTAGGAGTTTTTAAGAAACCTGACTTTGAACATAATATAAAAGACATTCAAGTAGACTCAGGATTCTCACTTAATAGTGCAGGTACAGCAAAAATAAAGGTTACGTTTAAAGCAGACCAAAAACCAGAGATGGTTTCTAGATTAGTCGATTCATATATTGCTACTATGGACGATGAGACAGCTAAGTAGCTCCTCTATTTTATACTGTATTTTTTAACGTATCTTATTTAGATAGTATAAATGTATAAAAAAATATTTTAAACGCATAGAGACGGTTAAATTTTTATTTATAACTTTTTAATAAGGATACCGGGTTGAAAGCTATTTATATTAAATTAAAGCAATGAATATAAATTGTAATTGTAAATCATGTAACTGCGGCTCTTCATGTAGCTGCTCTTGCTGTGACTGCTAAAAAATAAGATATGCCTCCAAAGTTAAAACCAAGTACAAAAGAATACGAAAGAGACTCTAGAGGTAGAATGACGCAAAAGTGGAAATGGGTTCACTATACACCATCTAATACATCGACTAAAGAATTAAAAAAGATGTATGAGAGTCCAAGTTATAGTAGAAAAAAGAATTTGATAAAAAACGAACTAATAAAGCGCAATGAAATTATCTAATATAATACTTGAAAAAGAAGAAGATAAATTTGCTGGTCAAGACCCTAAAGCAGGCTCTACTATTAAAGGTACTGGTTTTATGGCACCCAGACAAAAACCTAAAAAAGAAAATAGATATAACGAAGGCGGATACGAAGAAGGTGATATAAAGCTTATGGGTGATTTAATATTACCTATTGACAAAGAAATAGTACTTCAAGCAGAAGAAGATAAATATAACCGAGGCTTACTTGTAACTAATAATAAAGATAAAAGTTACGATATAGCATATTGGGCTGATACATTCGAACCATACCCTATAGAAGTAGAGATAGACGGTAAATCAGTAGCTAAAGAAGCTAAAGTAATTAAATTATTATTCCACCCAGAAATGGATGAAGGGAAATATAAATCTGATGCTCAAAGAAAAGCAATTTATGCTGCTAAAGCAGAGAAGGAAAAAAATGAAGATGCAAAAGCAAATTGGGAATCTAACCACAGTAAATATAAAAAGACTACAAATGAAACTAACTAATATCATACTTGAAGGTAGAAGCTTATCTGAGCCTAGTGAAGAAATGGAAAAAGTAATTGACGCAGGAATAAGACCTTTTTATGATGATATTGATAACATAAGAGATGTAATGTATTACGTACACAATAACTGGATGGAGAATGAAATATCAGCTGAAGAAGCCATGAGAAAAATAAGTAAATTCTTAAGATGAAATTAACAAGTATAATATTTGAAGGATTCAGAGAAAACCCTAGTATAATAAATGGAAAAAAATATTCCGTTGACTGGATAGGTACTGCTGATACATTATTAGATTTTACAAGAGCATTAGATAGAATACCAGATACAATTGAAAGTATCAAAGTTCCTATTGATACTACTTATTTTAACCCAAATCAAAAAGAAATTTTTCCTGAAGGTGATTGGAAGAAAAAAGTAAGAACTATAATTTTTCAAGTGGTTGGAGAGCATGAAAAAAAAGGTAACAAATTAGAAGGTATAAGAATAAGTTCTTATTATGGTGTAGGAGTTAAAGGAGCTGATGATCACCCTATCTATGTAAGTGTAGATACAAAACAATCTCGAGAATTTGGCGATGCAATGTCAAGAGGAGATTACGGTCCACTAGATTAAAAACGTTATTATGAAAACAACTAGAATCACATTAGGAGAAGTACTTCAGTATGATCCTGATTTTGAAGCTGAGGTTGATAAAATTAAAGACCAAGGTGGAGTATATATTAGTGATAAACCTAGTGGAGATTATGGAACAGTATTCTTATTAAACGGTAAAGCCGTAAAAGTTACTACAGACTCAGTAGAACTTGAACATGCACAAAAACTTAAAGGAAAAAAAACAAATAATTTTGCTTTTATTTATGATGTTGAAATTATACATAGTAAATTAGGCATTATAACTATGGAAGTACTTGCTCCTCTGAATCAAAATATTCCGGAAGAATGGATTGATGCTACTGAAAAAGAAGCAAAGAGATTAGGTATTGATCCTGAAGAACTTGACTTTGTAGGAGATAACGTTATGCAGCACCCTAAATCAGGTAAGTTAAAAATGATCGACGTATAGTTGGTTTTTCAATATTTTTTTCTTATCTTAATATAGAGTAGTTACAGACTTTATGGAATATACTGTTTTATTAGCTTCTGTCGAGAATTTATTAGGCAAAGGAAGTAAAAGAGCTAGACATAATCATGCTTTTCACTGTCCTTTTTGTAATCATAGAAAACCGAAGCTAGAGATTAATTTTGCAACCAACGAAAAAGGTGAAAACCCTTGGGAGTGTTGGGTATGTGAGACTAAAGGTAGAACGATTAGATCACTTTTGTATCAACTTAAAGTTCCCAAAGAACAAGCTGGTGATATATTAAAGTACTTACCTAAAGGTCAAAACTATAAACTTAATCTAGACTCAGTAGTCCAACTACCTAAAGAGTTTCAACTATTATCTAATGCAACATCTACATCATACGTAGGGAATATTATAAAAAAATACTTATATGAGAGAGGATTTACCGACAATGATTTTATTAAATATGGTATTGGATACGCCACAAGTGGAGAATATGGAGGAAGAATTATTATACCAAGTTATTCTGAATCCAATCAGCTCAACTTTTTTGTTGCGAGAAGTTATAATGGAGATTACTTTAAGTACAAAAACCCAGAAGTTTCGAAAGATATAATTATTTTCGAAAACTTTATTAACTGGAATACACCTATTATTATTTGTGAAGGAGTATTCGATGCAATTGCTATTAAAAGAAACGCAGTTCCTATATTAGGAAAATCTATTAGTAATTCATTAATGAAAAAATTAGTACAAAGTAAATCTGAAGAGATTTATATAGCGCTTGATAAAGATGCCCAAAATAAAGCGTTAGAATATAGTGAACAATTTTTAAATATGGGCAAAAAGGTTTTCTTAGTAAAAATGGAGGATAAAGATCCTAGTGAAATGGGATTTGTGAAATTCACAAAACATATACAAACAGCAAAACAGCTCGACCTTCAAGCTATTATGCAATATAAACTAGGTTTATGATAAGACAAGGAACAAACATACTAAAAGAACATTCTAAAAAAAGATTAGATTTTAACCCAGAATTAAAACAAATTAACTTTCTTGATAGGAGAGTTTATCAAAGATCGGAAGGAGTATTTTATCCATCTGTAACTACTATACTCCAATATATGCCCAAGAATAAGTTTTTCGAAACATGGATGAAAGACGTTGGGCATAATGCCGATCTAATTATGAAACGAGCAGGTAAAGAAGGAACTCAAGTTCATGAAGCAGCAGAACAACTGGTGTTAGGAGAGGAGGTGAGCTGGATGGATGAGTACGGAAGAGCAAAATATAGTCAGATAGTTTGGGAAATGATATTGAAATTTCATGAGTTTTGGAATACCTATAAACCGGAATTAATATCATGTGAAGACTTTGTTTGGTCTGACGAACATAAGTATGCTGGTACTGCTGATTTAGTAGTAAAGATAAATAATGAAACTTGGCTATTAGATATAAAAACCTCTAATTCAATTCATAAATCATTTGATCTACAGTTAGCATCTTATGCAAAAGCTATTGAAGAATCTAGAAAGATTAAAATAGATAGAACTGGAATTATATGGCTTAAAGCTCATACTAGAGGTCCTTCTAAACAAAAAAACGTTATGCAAGGTAAAGGCTGGAAGGTATTACAGATAGATGATATAGATAAAAACTTTGAATTATTTCAAAATATTTACAACCTATATAAGTTAGACCACCCTACAACAGAGCCTATTTATTACAAATACCCAACTACTTTAAAAATAGAAAATGGACGAAAAGAATAAATTTATAGATGCATTAACGAAACTAATAATTGTAGGATTAGGATTAATAGCTATAGGAATTACAACTTCTTGTAGCTCTTTAAAATTATCTACAATGCATTACGACCCTATCTATGGACCAGAAGAGGTTGTATTACAAGTACCTTCTGATGTAAAGATAGACACATTATCATATTCTCAACTAAAATGGAAACTAAGAACTGATAATACCTTTAGATGGAACTTTGCTCAATACGCTATGGATCAACCATATAATTGGTATATGAATAACTTTAGATATAGTTATTGGAGACCATTTAATTCTTTTGATGTATATTTTAATAGGTACGATTTTTGGTATGATTGGGCATTTAATTATCCTTATAATTGGGGCTTTAGTAGCTGGTACAGTCCATGGAGATACGACTGGTACAGACCTTACAGACCTTGGAATCATTGGAATAACTGGTATAATGGACCTTATAGTAACCCAGGATATAATGTAATTTGGAATTCTAGTAGACAAAATAATAACATAGCTTTCATCAATGGTAGAAGAGGTAGTAGAAATTTTAATTTCAATGGTAATAGTAATATTGAAAATACCATAAGCACAAGATATAATAAACCAAGAAATAATAATAGTGTTATAGATAATATTGTAAATGATTTAAGAAATAATGGTAACAGAGTCAGAGTATATGATAATCCAAACAATGTACCTAATAATAATGTTATCAGATATAATAATAATAGACCAATAGTTCCAAATAATAACAGTAATAACAGTAGAATTAATCATAATTGGAATAATTCAAATAATAACTCTAGTAGAATTATTAATAGTAGACCAGTTTATAATAATAGTTCAAATAGTTATAGTAGAGGAAGTTCAAGTGGTGTCAGTAGTGGAGGTTCATCACGAGGTTCAAGTGGTGGAGTATCAAGCGGAGGAAGTTCTGGTGGTTCTTCAAGAGGAGGTAAAATAAACAATTAGTATGAAACTATCAGATATTATATTAGAACAAAATGGTAGACCTAAAGCAGTAGTTATGGCTGGAGGTGCAGGAGCAGGAAAATCATATGTTCTTAATCAACTCAGTTTAGACAGTCTTAAGCAATACAATGCTGATAAATATATTGAAGATCCTAATAGTCCAATGTACAATAAGCTAGGTCCAGCTGCAGCTCAAAATGATAAAGACGTAAATGCTGCCATAGACAAAAGAGAATCATTTGTTTGGGATACTACTGCATCAGGAGTACGATTTATGAACACTCTAAAAAAAATGATAGAACAAGGATACGATACTTATATGGTTATGGTATATACTCATCCAATGATCTCCTATATGCAAAATTTTAACAGAAAAAGAAACATACCATCACCTGCAGTATTTTCTACTTGGAGAAACGTATATCAAAAAATAGCTGAATTTACTAAACTACTTAAAGGTAATTTATCTATTTTTGTTAATGATTATAACGGTAAATTTAAAAAACAAATAGAAGGATTCGACGCAGCTGCAGCAAAAGGAATAGATGGTATAAAAGAGTATTTAGAAAAATATAATGAGTCTAAAGGAATTGGAGGATCAAGTTTTTTTGAACCTATAGAAATTACACCTGAAGAGCAAAAAGCTTTTGATCAAGCAATAGCAGGTATAGATTTTGACAGTAGTAATAGATCAGAAGACAAAGCTGCTAAAAAAGTATTTTTAAAAGCATTTAGAGCTAACGGGGTAGGACCTGGAGCTGATAAACTAAAGGTTGCTATAAAAAAATATAGAGACGGTAAAGCTAAAAGAGATGCAAATCATGAAGAAGTATTAAAAAATATAGCAGCAATGCTATACTCACCTCAATTTCAAGAACTTCTTAAACATTCATCTGCTAAAGAGATTGACACAGAAATACAAAACTTTTTATAATTAATGGCAACAGCATTATATCCAGGAGCATTTAAACCACCTCATAAAGGTCATTTTGAAGTAGTAAAAAAACTACTTTCAAACTCTTATAATGGGCAGGTATATGATATTGATGATTATGAAGAAAAAGGATTAAGCGTACTTAAACAAGATAAAGGAAATAAACCTAATATAGATAAAGTTATAATTTTTGCTGGTGGAGGAGAAAGAAATGGTATTACTAAAGAAGAAGCACATCAAATATGGGAAATATATTCTAAATATTTACCCGGTATAGAAATAGAGGATGGACAAAAAAACCCTATGTTTGCAGCAAAAGATTATGCAAAAGCTAATCCTAATGAAGAATTTTATGCAATAACAGGCATTAGAGGAGAAGAAGATTTACCAGACTTGAAAAGAGTAACTACTTTTAAAAATGTACCAAACGCTAAAGGATTAGCTGTTAGTAATCCTGCCACTCAAAGTGTAAGAGCAACGAATCTTCGAAATATTGCTTTAAAAGGAAGTTTAGATGATATAAGAGACTTTTTTCCTAAAGAATTAGATAGAAAAGAACTGTTAACTATTTTAAATGCTTTAAAATCTTCTATTATACAGGAAGAAATGAGCGAAGTAGCATTTAATACTCTACAGGCATTATTAGAAGATAGATCAGTAAAACAACTACCTTCTAGAGAAAGAGAAAGATTAGGTTACTTATATAACAAATTACAAGGAGTAATAAGTACTGATTATTACGATATAGATTTTAATCAAAATCATATAAGAATATCTTTAGCAAATAGTGACTCTATTAGTAGTTTTGATTTTAAACCTTTTATGAGTTCATTACTTGAGTACATGATAGATGAAGGAATGGAAATAACTCCTTTACCTGAAATAAAAATTAAAAAAGATCTCTCTGAAGCGCAAGACTTTTTTGGTAGAACAGCATACTATAGTCCTGCTAAAAAAGAATTAGTACTTTATATAATGAATAGACATCCTAAAGATATAATGAGATCTTTTTCACATGAAATGATTCATCATATGCAAAACCTACAAGGTAGATTAGGTAAACATTACGGAACGAATACTAATGAAGATGATGATTTAGTTGAAATAGAAAAAGAAGCATACCTTTTAGGTAATATAACTTTCAGAAACTGGGAAGATAAAATTAAAAATGAATATAAAGATAAGTAACATATTAGAAACATATCCTCTTCCTGAACAAAAAGAAGTACCACCTTATCAAATATACTGTGATATGGATGGTGTACTTACTAATTTTGAAGGTAGATTTGATCATTTTACAGGAATGAATCCTCAGGAGTATGAAAAAAAATATGGTACACCAGCTTTTTGGGAACTTATAGATAATAAAATAGGTGTTAAGTTTTGGGTTGGTATGGATTGGATGCCTGGAGGGCAAGCATTATGGGATTTTATAAAACCTTATAAACCACATTTACTTACTTCACCTTCAAGAAACGATACTTCTAGACTTGGTAAAAATTTATGGGTAAAAAATAATCTTAATCCTAAACCGAAAGTTATATTTGCGTACTCAAAAGATAAACAAAGACATGCGAATCCATCAAGTATATTAATAGACGATAAAAAATCTAATATAAAAGAATGGAATGATAGTAATGGTATAGCTATTAGATGCAAAGATGGAGATATTTCTCCTGTTATAGAACAACTTAAAACATTAGGTTATGAATGAATCTCTATTAAAAAAAGACTTTAAAGAATCAGACTTACAAAGAGCTAGAAATTTAGTAAATAAAGACTTTACTTCTAAAACTAAATTAGGGGTAGGTTATCGTAAAAATAATAAAAGGCACAAAGAAGGAGATGTTTGGGAAAGTAATGGAAAAACCTGGACAATTAAAAACGGTCTAAAGCAAAATATTACTAAACTAGATTCTGCTAAAAAAGCAGTTAAAATACCCCTGGCCTGTCCTAAATGTGGGGGTAGTATGAAATATAGGTTATCTAAAAAGATGTATAAAATACATGGATTCTGTTATGATTGTACTATAAAATATGAAGCTGAATTAAGAAAACATGGTCTTTATGAAGCATACGAACAAAGTATGGTACAAGGTAATATGTCTGCGTTTGTAAAGGATCTTGAACAATGGATGTTAGATCAAGTTAACTCAGTTGATACATTTGTTACTGAACAAGGAGTCATAGAAGATTGGAAAGGAAATAAAGAAAAAGTAGATAGTAAATTTAAAAAAGCTATCTATGAATATATAGGATGGGTTAAAGATCATCTTAAGTAAAAAAGGTATATTTATTTATATACCTATATAAAATATTTTTCAATGACACAGAAACAAATTTTAGAGAGCGTTCTCAAAGAATTGCTTACGATTAAAAAGCATATGCCGAATGGAGAACTCAAAGCATTAGTAGATGATGTAAGAGAGTTAAAAGATGATATGTCTGAACTTAAGTATACCCTACTTAATCCTGAAGACGGAGTTATTGTAAAAACTAATCAAAACTCAGCTTTCAGACGTAAATTAGAGGCTAATGACCCTGATTTTCAAGATAAAGTACGTCAAATTGATGAGATAAATAGGTGGAAAGATGGAGTTAACAAAGCATTATGGATTATATTTGCACTAATAAGTGCTATTATACTTCGTTTAATATTTGAAACTCAAGCAATTGATCTATTAGACAAATAGGAGTATTACATAAATGCAATCTATTTATAAAAAACTACATTTTATAGTACACCTGTAAAAAGAAAAATATGACTTACGAAGAAATAAAAAATAAGTTAAGTATCTGTGAAAAAGCACTGACTTCAATTAAAACAGGCGGATACAAAAACCTCACAGAAAAAGACACTCAATTAAAAATTCAAGAACTAAGAACTTTAAAAGAGGGTTTAGAGAAAAAACTAAACGAACAAGACGGAGTTGTACAAACTGACGACGAAGCTAAAGCGGAAAAATTAGCCAAAAAAGGAATTAATGTAAAATTAACTGAACAAGACAAAGGAGTTCAATTTGGCCAAAACGAAACCGCAGCAATTGCAATGGAAGTAGGTAAAGCAACAGTAAAGGCTTTATTAGCAGTAGGAGAAGAGTTAGCTAGTATGAGAGCTATTAATATTAGACCTAATAGTTTCGATATAAAAGCAGTATTTAAAGGAGAAAAAGGAGAAGAAGTATTTAATTTTTATGTTTTGATAAGGAAATAGCAGATGTAGGAGTTATGCCTTCTGGTAAACCTTTAGTAAATGTAGATGTTATAGCAAATGAACTACAAAAACATTTTAGATCTTTATCTGAAGTATCTGAAGGAGAAGGAGATGATCATCATTATATAAAAGTTCCTAGAACACAGTATAAAAAAGCACAAAGTGTTATAGATGATGTTTTACGTAACGATGTATATGGAGGTCATAAACACGATATAGTCGATAATGATGGTAGAGGTAACGTAATATTTTATTTTATGGGACCTGAAGAAAGAGCTATAACTTATGATGCAGTAGTATATTTAAGAAACTCAGATGTAGATGTAGTTGATTCTTCAGTAAGTGATATAGATGAATCTCCAATGACTATGGCATATACTAAGATAGTTAAAGGTAAAGATAAAAATGAAGTTAAAGAAGCTATTGATTTAGTTCATGTATATGATAAAGATGGTTCTATATTTGGTACTGGTGAAATAGTTAAAAACCTACCTAATGATAAAGTTAAGGTAAGATTTGATGGTAATTTTATGGGTACTTTTAGAGCTGATAGAGTTAAACCAGTTCAAGAAGCACTAGGTGATGATGTACCTGATTCTATGAAAGGATCAGTATCTAAACTCCAAAAGGTACATAGCATGATAGTAAATAAAATGAAATCATTTGCTAAAATGTATAAAGAAAAAGGTGGTGATCATATATTTAAATCTTATACAGGTGAAGAAAATAGAGTTATTGATATACTAAAAGACTTAAATGATAAGAAGAAAAAAGTAGAAATTGCTTTAGATAAAGCAGTAGCTGGTACTGGTAAAGGTCAAGAACTTTCTGAACTGTCTGTAGACAAAGAAGATGCTTTAGATGAATTAAGAGATATATTAGGCAGAGTACAAGATTTAGGTCAATCTGCTAGAGAAATAATAAGACAAGAATTTCCAAGCTACTTAAGTAAAGGAGACGCTTACGGTGTATTCGATATGGGTTCAAGTACTAACAGATATGATACTACTTTAGAATCTATGATTGACGGTATCGAACAATATTATGATGAAGAAGAGGATATGGATGAAGCAGAACTTAATAGAAGTGAAAAGAAAAAATTAAAAGATATGAGTAAATCTTTAAAAAAGTCTTCTAAAGGACATGCTGGTCAAGCTAAATATATTGATAAGCTAGTAAAAGAAGGTAGAGGTGATATGGATATGATTACTCGTATTATAGATGATAGAGCAGATGAATCAGGATTTGAACCTAGAGAAGAGGCTGCAGAAGTAATTGTTGCTATCGCATCACACTATAAACTAAATCTTAAAACGATTCAAAATTATGTAGATTCTGACGAACCAGTTAATCCATTTTCAGAAGAAAAAAAAGATATTGAAAAAGAGAAAAAAGATTACGATAAAGAAATAGAACACGATTGTGCTAATCATGTATTACATGAAAAATATGGACATGGAATTTGTTTAGAAGGTCAACATACTTTATTAGAAGACGGAACAGTTACTCATTATGATGTTTTCTTCAAAGAAGGAAGTAAGACAGTAAAAAATATTCCTTTAAATGAATTGAAAGTTATTACTTCATCTCATCACGGACATAAAAGAAGAAAAAAATAATATGAAAATAAAAGAAATAAAAAATATTATTGCCGAAGCATATCAAGAAGTATTGATAGAACAGAGCTATGAATTACCTTCTAAAGCAATTGCTAAAAATGACGAAAGAGTAAAAGCAGTAGCAGATGCAATTTCTTCAAAGTTTGATATTCAAAACGATGGATACTTACAAGGTATTATAAGACATGCTCTAGCAGATCATATATTCGAAAATAAGAAAGATATTGAGATTATAAAAATGATGAATCCTAAAGCTGATGAAAAAAAGCTTAAAAAATTAGCTAAACTAGGTAAAAAGAAAAACGAAGATGCTATAAATCCTGAAGATGATGATAATACTCGTAAATTAAAAGATTATCCTAAGTCATTTATAAAAGGATTAGAAAATAGATACGGTAAAGTAAATTTAGATAAAGATTTTATTTCTTCAAATGGTGATACTTATTTTAAGTTTACTGGTCAAAACAAAACAACCGGTTCTATTTCTCATAAAATAATTAAACTACCATCATTTGAAAATCTATACCATGACTTTTCAGACATAATATTAGATATCAAAAAATTAATGAATAATGCTGATGTAAGAAAAGATAAAGCAGCTAGAGAGTTATTCGAATTAATAAAAACAAATTTTAGAAAATTACAGAGATACTTAAGAACTGAAAGACCTGATCAATATCAAATGATGAAGTCTAGACGTATTATGGAAGCAGCACTAGAAGGTATAATGAAAAAATATCCTAACCCTGATATGTTAGCAGAAGTAAACGAAAAAGATCCTAAACCACAAGAACCAGGAGATCCATCAGCACCAAAAGAAACTGTATTAGAGGATGCTACAGATACTATACTTACCAAATTTCCTACATTAAAAGCAGCTATTATAAGATTACAGACTGAAGACTTTAAAGAATTTGTTGATACAATAGATTGGATTTCACCACGTCCTAGTTCATTTAGAATAAACTTAAAAAATGGACAAGATTATATTCTAAAATGGACAGGTAAGTCGTTTCAAGCTGAAATAATGGGTAAGAGGTATTTTATTGATAAAATTAGTGAATTTCAACAAGCATTAGATAAGTTATCTATACTGTATAAAGAAGGTCCAATGGATGGAGCTGGAACAGGAGAACCTGCTGATACTGACACCGGAGGCGGTGGCGGAGGAGGAGGAGACTTTCCTGGAGGAGATGATGCTGGTGGAGGTGATGAGTTCGGCGGCGGAGATGAAGGCGGTGATGAATTTGGTGGAGGAGATGAAGAAGGCGGAGGAGCTGATTTAGGAGGAGAAGAAATCGATTTTGAAGAACCAGGTGAAGAACCTGATGCATAAAACTATAAACTATGATTAAACTAGGTCAAATTATAACATTGAAACCTCTACAGGAAGTAGAGCAAAATGAACCACAAGATACAGCAGTACAGTCTCCTGAAGATCAACAAAAAGGTGATTCAGCTGAAGTTAAAAAATTAGAAAAAGTATTAGCTGGTCCTTTAAAAAATTATCTTGATAGAGTAAATACACCTCAAGAATTAGGAAAAATGCTTGATTTTTTATTGGATAATATTAATGATAATTTAAAAAAGAATTCTAAACTTAGACCTCTTTTAAGAGATTTATTTAATAAATTCTAATATGAATATTACTGATAAGCTATATACTGAGTGGGCGTGGAGAACCAAAACAGGGGTTCCTGATATTAATAATCCTGAAGATAAGGTTATATTAGATTCTCTAATAAATGAACTTACTAATACAGATGGAGTAGTTTCTAAACAAGAAGTTGTAGCTGCAATTGAAAACGGTAAATTTACTCCAGATGAATTAAAAACTATACTAAATGGTATATCAGGAGTTGCATATAAAAAAGATGTTTTAGAGTATTTGAATACTAAAGGAAAAGCCGTTTCATCTTCTGCACGTAGAATTTATAATACTCTAGTTGATAACGGAGATATACAAAACTTTCATACTTATGTAAGAGGAGGTAAAATGGTAGATTATGCTTCACTAGGTACTAAAGGTAATTTAAAAGCTAAGTTTACTAATTTAGTTTCACAAGATACTTTAAACTATCTTATGGATCTTAAACCTTCTATAGGTAATATTGCCACAGGTAAAGGAGAAGTATTTTTAAGCGTCTTAGTATCGGATGTTTCTAGTGATTCAGGCGGTAAAGGAGATGTAGCAGCAGGCGGATTAGGTGTAGAAGTAAAAAATAAAGGCGCTGTTCCTATGGGGCAAAAAGCAGGATTTGGAAAAAATACAGATAAAGTTATGATTGATAAAATTATATCTGGTGTAAATAATTTCTTAATTAGAAAAATCGATACCAGTGTAACAAAAGGTAATCGACCATTTCATAGAATAAATAAAATTATTGCAGCTGTATTAGATCAAAATAAAAATAAATTAGATGATACTATTGAAATAGCAAACAGAGCTATTCTTAGTTCTTACCCAGGTATTAATTTTGAAGGTTTTAATTTAACGAAATATAAAAGCGGCAATGGAATAGATGCTGACAAATTAGAAAGTCATTTTGTAAAAAAAGTTATTGATAAATACGTACAAGACGAAGACTTCGATCAAGTATTTTTCTTAGATGATAGTTCTGGTAACTATACTAAGGTACAAGCTGGAGATTTAAATAAATTAGCCGGTAACAAAATATCAATAAATATGAAAGATGGTCTTCCTAGATGGACTTACAATTTCTAAAATGAGTTATGGCACAAGACATAAAAAAAATAATAGCGCAAGAATATCTTAAATGCGCTAAAGACCCAGCCTACTTCATGCGTAAATACTGTTTTATACAGCATCCTACGAGAGGTAGAATCTTATTTAATCTTTATCCTTTTCAAGAAAAAGCCTTACACTTATTTAGAGATAATCAATATATTATAACTTTAAAGTCAAGACAGTTGGGTATTTCTACTTTAGCTTCTGCTTATAGTCTTTGGTTAATGATATTTCATAAAGATAAAAACGTACTAGCATTAGCAACTACTCAAGCAACTGCTCGTAACTTAGTTACTAAAACTATGTTTATGTACGACCAACTTCCTAAATGGATTAAACTACCAGCATTAGAAAAAAATAAATTATCTCTAAGATTAAAAAACGGATCAAAAATAACTGCTAAATCTTCTAATGCAGATGCAGCTAGATCTGAAGCTGTATCTTTACTATTAATAGATGAGGCAGCATTCATAGATAATATTGACGAAACATTTACTGCAGCACAACAAACATTAGCAACCGGTGGTCAATGTATGGCTTTATCTACTCCTAATGGTATAGGTAACTGGTTTCATCAAACTTGGGAAAAAGCTGAGACTGGAGAAAATAGTTTCTTACCTATAAAACTACCTTGGACAGTACATCCTGAAAGAGATCAAGAATGGAGAGACCAACAAGATGCTGATTTAGGACCTAGAATGGCTGGTCAAGAGTGTGATTGTGATTTCTTAGCTTCTGGTGATACTGTATTCGAACCAGATGATATGTTGTTTTATGAAAAAACTTACCAAGTCGACCCAGTAGAAAGAAGAGGAGCTGACGGTAATTTATGGATATGGGAAGGATGTGACTATTCTAAAAGCTATATGGTAGTAGCCGATGTTGCCAGAGGAGATAGCGCAGACTATTCTGCATTTCATGTATTCGATATAGAACAGTGCGTTCAAGTAGCTGAGTATAAAGGTAAGTTATCACCTAAAGATTTTGGTAACGTATTAGTAGGAATAGCAGCAGAGTATAATGATGCTTTATTAGTAGTAGAAAATGCTAATATAGGATGGGCTACTATAGAACAAATAATGGAAAGACAGTATAAAAACCTTTATTATAGTTCTACATCTAATATGGAAACAGTAGAATCTTATATGTCAAAATATGAAAGAGATAAATTAGTACCAGGATTTACTATGTCTATGAGGACTCGCCCTTTAGTAATAGCTAAAATGATAGAGTATATAAGAGAAAAATCAGTTACTATACAATCTAAAAGATTACTATCAGAAATGAGAGTTTTTGTTTGGAAAAACGGAAAACCTCAAGCTCAGGTAAATTATAATGATGATTTACTTATGGCTTGTGCAACAGCTCTATTTGTCAGAGATACTGCACTTAAATTAAGACAACAAGGTATGGATTTAGCGAGAGCTCAATTATCCTCATTTACTAACTTAAATAGTAGAAACAAAGCTATTATGACAAATGTTGGAAATATGCAAAATAATCCGTATATTATAGATAGTAACCGTGGGGAAGAAGATATTACATGGTTACTTAAATAGAACTATTTATATATAAACAAAATACACAATGGCAGATAGATCACTTTTCGGTAGACTTACAAAATTATTCTCTACCGATGTAGTAATAAGAAACATCGGAGGAGATCAATTAAAAGTCATAGATGCCAACCAAATACAAAGATCTG